CCTAACAAACTGAGGAGGTTCTATAAAAATTGTTTCACAAGGAGAATTCATGCGAATAAACCTCAACATACCCTGAGAAATCTGATATAATATATTTTTTATTTTTTTATCCTTAATAGCATTGAAGTATATACATTTCCCACTCCAATATTCAACATCAGAGTTGTGTTGATCATGTAAATTGTCGTTTGTTTTTGCCCAATTTAATATATAATCAATTGCTTCTTGGGTTAAAAAATTTTCAGCAACTAAAGGAAAAATCTCATCAGTCATAACGGTAATTTAGCTCTAGATGTCTTTTTCAAAAAGTTTAATTGTACTGCATCCCATTTTAATTTTTCCTTAAGTGGTTTTGAAATTAACTTAGGTACAGTCTCTATGTCAATATTATTCTTATCGCAATATTCAATGATAGCATTAATATAATTATACTCTGGATTCTTTTGAACCAAAGTTTCAATTTCTTGTGCAAATTTATCTTGACATAGAAATTTCTTTTGCATTTCTTGTTTTAATTCTTCAGACGGATTCATATTCTTTTAGCTTATCTTGGGTGAATTTTTTTACATATTTTACAAGAAGTTTGATGTATTTCTCAATATCAGTTTCAATATATGTCACTACTTCTCCATTTTCACATGCCATAATAATTACAAGTTGCTCTGCTGATTTTCCTGTCAATTCCTTTAACATGAAACAATATGCCGCAGCCTGAACAAAATAATTTTCAATCCATTCTTTTGGTTTTGGCTTCTCAGAAGATTTATAATCAATAATACTCAGTTTTCCATCATATTCAGCAATTGTATCGACAGTTCCTGCAATTTTAAAGTAATTGCTATACATTGAACTTTCAATTGCAATAATATTGTCTATTTTATCTAATTCAGATTTTGCAACATCAAAAAGAAATTTGGGAAGAGGAGTAGATTTTGGCAACTCATCATTTAACAAGTAGTTTTCGATGAGAGAATGCATTGCAGTTCCACGATTAGTAGAAGCTTTTGTAATTCGATTTGCCTCTTCTTCCCCTACTCTTTTTCTCCAGCTAGCAAATTTTTCTTTATTATAATGTGAAGTGACTGAAGTTACTGAAACAAATCTTTTTAATTCTGTTTCGCCTTCAGTCTCAATTTTATAAAACCTAACTCCATTGATAGTTTCTCTTTCAAGTTTTGGCAGATTAATATCAATGTGTGTGAATGTTTTTTTGCTTTTTGTTTGCCAAGGACTGCTCATTTCCATTCCAAAAACTTTCATCCATTATAGCAGAAACTCGACCTGATGTCAAAATCCCAACGAATGTTTTGCGATCAAATATTCTTTGACTAGACCAGATCTTACAACATCTTCCACATTAAATTCTATAGTCTCGAATGATGGCATAACATTCAAGATTTTCATGAAATCATGAATTCCATTTTTTTCGTTTTGTCTAACTAGATCACTTTGTGATGCATCACCACTAAACATTATTTTACAGTTTTCGCCAACTCTTGTAATAATAGAATCATGTTCATGTCCATTCATGTTCTGAAACTCATCTACAATAATAATACAGTTATCAAATGTAGTTCCTCTTAAGAAACTCGAAGACCAAAATTTAATTGTTTCTTGGGATTTCAAATTACCATAAAGCATTTCAAAATCTTCATCTGATGGAAGTTGGAACATATATTTCACCATATTTTTATATGGAATCTCAAATAATGCGCTCTTATCTTCGTGTCCACCAGGCAAAAATCCGATCTCACGAGTTTGAACTAATGATCGAATGATATAAATTTTTTCATATGGAGTTTTTTCATTTAAAACTTCCTGTAAAGCTTTATATAAAAGAACAAATGTTTTTCCAGTTCCAGCAGCACCATAAGCTAAAATATGTTTCCCATCATCATAATAATCAAATAATTTTTTCTGATTATCTGTGAGTGGTTCTATATCAAGTAACAACTCAGAATTAATTGGTTTCCTTCTTTTCATCTGCTTTGTTGTCATACCAACGCCAATTGGTTGATATTCATCAGATGTCTTTCTTCTTCTTGCCATATCAATATTGCATTTTTGATTTACTTCCACCCGATTTGTCAGCTTTTTTCAAAACTTCTCCCCAACCAGGATGCTTGTTTACTAAACGATTTTTCCAATCTCCAACTTCTCCAGAACCTGGACAGGTTGATGGATCAGACCAATCTCTTTCCCAATCTGAATTATCTAATTTCCATTTATCCCAATCATGAATACTCAGAGTAATTTCTTTTTGTTCACCAGTTTTTTTATTAATTATTGGATATGTAGGCAAAATCAAAACTCCTTATAATATCTTTTATATTTATTCTATACAAATAGAAGGTGCATCATCGCATTCAATACAGTCAATACATTCATCAATATCAGGATATTTCCTTAATAATTCTTGAAACTCTTCCTCCGTAAGAAGGACTTTAAATACATGACCCGTTAAATGATCTTTGACACACCAACTTTTCATTGTTCTTTATGGAGATAGTCTTGCTCTATGTAGACGCTTTTCTTCATAATATTTCCAAACATTTGGTGCCCACTTTTGTAGGTGGGGAACAAACTGTTCGCAAAGTGCCTGGATTTCCAATTGGGCATCCATCTTTGCTCGAAGATCCATAATATGAAGAACGGATCGTAGGTTAAAAGAAACTACAAAGTTTTGACGAATTGCTTGTGCTAAGTAATCTCTAATGTGTTCTTCGCACATTCCTTTTTCATATTTTAAAGCATAACGCTTACAACCTTCGAGAATAAAATTCAATTCATCTTGATAATCATCTTCGGTCCAATCATATTTTTTACCATAACGATTGGTATAAAACCCAGGAGGACGAACATAAAAAACATCTTCTGGTTTTAGTTCACCACTTGCTACTTTAATGACTCTTTTTCCAGTATAGCGTTGTGATTGAACATCGAAGCTAACTCCAACTCTATGAGTTCTTGCTTGCATTGCAACATTGTGGACATACCCAGAAACAGAAAATGTAATTGAAGGGTGTTCCAGGGGTCCCCAGTGTCCCTTCTCGTTACTTAAAAGACGCTCTACCACCCAAACACCACATTCAGATGGACTAGGAATTTTTTGATTGTGAATCGGAGTTTCGGAGTAGTCGCATTTTCCCGCTTGATAAATGACTTGCTCTGGAAGTGAGTAGCATTGAAGCATTACTACTTCAAGATTTTTATCAAGTTCTAACAGGTCTTTTGCTTTAATTGGTTTCATTCGTTTGTATTCTCCCAGGTATCTTTTTCTTTTTTACGAAGTTTTTTCAACTCTTTGATCATATCTTTAATTTCTTGATATGCTGTCTCTGGGCTGATTTTATCGCTAATTTCAAGTCCAACAACATATTGAACTTTATCACCGAAGCGAGCAAGTGCTCGCTCGAAAGCAGTCAATTCTTCATACATTATGGTTCCTCATAATAATCTGGTTCGTAGTCATTAGATATATCAGAGGGTCGTTTGGATAAAAGATCCTCAAATTTAATTATATTACTTTCCTCGGTCTCTTCCATTTCCAATTTAAGGGACTCAAGTAAAAGTTCCATGTTTTTAATGATTAGATTTATTTTTTTCTTATTCATGATAAACGAATCATGTCCATTCACATTCTACACAAAAAAAGGGGGGTTGTCAATCCCCCCACATGATTAATTATTTTTTTTAAATTGTTTATGCTATTTGTGGCTGTTTTGCCATATTCAATTGTGCAATTAAAAGTAGTTTTTCTTTTTTTGCTTTTTTCTTTAAATAACTAACAAAATAGCTATTCATCTCATCTACCCTCCTTAACAAATTTAATTCCGCGATAAACTTCATTATATTGTTGTGGTTGCTGTTGATTTTGTTGATGAGCTTGACGACGAACTTCGGTGTCATATTCAACACCTCTATATACGACTTTAGACATTAGGTTTGCTCCTTTACTATTAGTAAATTTGCGTTGCTTCTCCTAATGGATACTTCCGCTGGTTGTCCAGTCAACGATAGAAGTATTATACTTCCTAAATTTATATATGTCAATAGTGTAGCAATTTATACTATTTTGTATAGTGGTTATACAAAATAGTATTAAGATTTGTAACTAATTTATCGTTGGATAAATTCCAATTTAAATCTTTGTGGTTTCAACTGCTCAATAATCACATCACATCCGATTTTAGGGTCGCAATCTCCGCAGGTAAATATATCAACTGCAACATCGCCATTCTCTGGCCAAGTATGAACTGATATATGGCTTTCAGACAGCAAACATAAAACAGTAACTCCATGTGGATCAAATTGTTTAAATATGGTTTGACAAACAGTTGCACCACTGATTGATGCAGCATTTTCTAACAAATCTACAAGAAAGTCTACATTATTTAAATGCGAATATTTACAACCATAGAGATTTAAAAGATAATGCTTTCCCATTAGTCCACTGGATTATCTTCATATTCTTTTAGTAGTTCCGATACCAATTCTTCAGTACCGTCCATTGTTTTAATTTTATATATTGATGATTTCATATATTTTTTAATTTTTTTATATTTTTTAATTAAATTTTCTACTTCATCTTTATAGATTACTACATTAGTATTATCTTTGCTACTGAATCCCAAACTCATCTTTTTTTCTTGCTTTCTTTACCTTGAACTCCCCAAAGCCTTGGGTTTACTCTACCGTAACCAAAATCAATCTTGGTTACTTTTTTTTCTTTATACTTATCATAATATAAGTCAAAAATATCTACTCTTTTTCTTCCTCTACAAACATCTATATAACTATCATCATCTATTTTATAATAAACAAGATAAGCGTCGCTAGGTGATGTCGTATCTTTTATTTGTTCTATTGTCGCCTTTTCATATATTAATTCACAGCCATAATTTAAATTTATTTGTATCTTTTCTTCTTTTGTCCATTCTGCCATTTTATCTTTATCTACAATGGTTTTCATGATCTACCTCCCCATTGGATGTCAGGATATGCTTCGCTAACAATAGGAAGTGTTATCTTATATTTAGAAGAAAGTTGCTTGTCTTTCGTCAAGATTAAAATCTCAGCTTCCAAAGGATGTAATCCTTCCAAAAGATTTATAAACATAGTTTCTTTTCTGAGTTTAGAAATCTGATCATTTCCACCAACAATAAAGTTGTAAAAAATACCAGCTTCTTTTCTCAATGAAGTTCTTTGTGCATTACTGTATGTATCTACAATTTGAGGGCTGTTTAATTGTTTATCAATACTGGAAGACAGTGTATCATTTCCAGAAGTTTGTTCTTGTATATTCGAATATGGCACTGGACCTTCAGGGATTGCAGATCGTATGCTATCATCAAAATTCCAAATTAAAATAGAAACGAGAGCATCATTGCGATACTCTCTAAGAATTTCTATTTTTTTATCTTTAGTTCTTTGCTTTGAAACAAGCTCAAGTATTTCATGTTGAAACGGATTTGGCTGCAACTGAGTGGGTTGAGCTTCATTCTTTTTATTAATTGTTTTGGTTGTCATTGTTAGTAAGTATCAATCTAAATTAAAAAAATATCAGTCGTAATTGTTATTCATCTTCATCATCTTCGTCTTCAAAATAATCAGGATTAAACGATATTGCAACTACTTCATCTGGGATAATGTTACCATTATGATCATAAAATTCTGGATGTAACTTTGGAATTTCTCTATAGTTCATCATATACTCTCTAGCTACCCAACCCCCAATAATTCCAATAAGAAAAAACATCAAAACTAAAAAAGACCCAAAAACTAAACTAGTTGCTAACATATAATTTCTCCTAAGAACTTCTTTTTTTAAGATGTAACTCTACGCGAAAATGAAGTTCTCTTCTGAACAGAGAAACCATCTTAGCGTAAATAAAGCTAAAAATTTTTGGCTCCTCCTCTTTACTTTTTAAACTTCGGAGCATAAGCTCCGTACCTTTATTTATTCTAGGTTTTCTTTTTTCTTCCCGGTTTCTTGTCATGAATGTATTTTTCAGCGTCAGTCAAGATAGAATGTATGTAATTACGAATCTTCCTTATAAAAGGTTTTGATAGGTGTCCATAAGCCTCTCTAAGCTGCCTATGAGCACTATCTTGTCCACCCTCTAAATACTCGTCCAATTCATCTATTAGATACTTTAAATTGATAGCAGTAATACTATCTAAAAATTGTTGAGTCTCAATTCTCTTTGCATCTTTACCTCTCAAATATTGATAGAAATTCATTACAAATTTTTGCTCAACAAAAGCATAATCAATTGCTTTTTCTACATCATAACAATACTCGTACATCTATACAATTCCCTTTTCTTTTAAGTATTGAACAGTATCAGTACATCCACCAAGATGGTGTTCGTCCATTATCACTTGTGGAAATGTTGATCCTTTGCCAAATTCGGAATAAAATTCATCCCTTGTAAAATTTTCGCCCAATGTATATACTACATGATCAAGATTAGTTAATTTCATAACTTGCTTAATCTTATCACAATATGGACAACCCTGTTTTGAATAAATTGTAAATTTCATATCTTTATTAATAGTTAGTTGGATCTAATTTTTTTACTAAATTTCCTTTCCCTTCCAATGTCTTTACAAATAATTCTGTAAATCTTTCCATCTTATCTGGATGTACAGTAGCAGGATATTCATCTATTGCATTCTTTAGTGAATTTAATTCTTCCCATTCTTCAATGGTTAACATAAGCCTAAGATCACATAATTACATTTATATTTAATTATCAAAACATTCCACCAAAGAATGATGATCCATTATTCCCGTCTTTTTTCATTTTATCGATCATGTCCTCAAGTTTGTCAGAAAATTCTTCTGTTTTAATGATTCTATCAATAGCTACAAGAAGTTCAGAAATATTATAATTTATATTAGATTTTTCAGATCGAGCTGCATGTGCAAGAGCAGCTCGTAGAGATCCCTTTGCTTCTTCTAAATTCTCGATAACATTTTTAGATAATGCCATAATTCTCCTTTTTTTTACATTACTATTTTATCAAAAATTAAATAAAATTACAATAGGGAAATCCGTACCTAATTAATTTCAATTTTATTATATATTTCATATATTGTATTACAAGTTTCAATTGACTCAGTTTCAAGAGATTCAATTCTTTTTTCTTGTTCGTCCAATCTTCGAATTATATTTACCATTGTATCCATTAAAGAATAATCAACTCCAGTTACTTCATCAGTAATCTTCAAGTTTACATTTTCATAATCCTTTAAAAATTTATCAAAAAAATTCATGGTTCTTTAATTTGTCTGAATGGAATGTTTAATGTCATCTCATATTTAACTGGGCATCCATCAGTAGACTTATACTTAGACACCCACTTATTTAACATAATCTTAGCATATGTTGGACGAACCGAAAATGCTTTTGTTCTAGCATTAAAATACTCCTGAGATTTTTTTGGAAAATTTTCTGATTCGACCAACAAAGAATATTCTAATAAATTTAACTGAGATTCAAACTCTTTTTTATTGGCCTCAGTTGGATGTTCTACAACTAAATCAATCAATTCTTCAATCATTTTCAATGTAGTAAAATTTTTTCTCAGGAGTTTTTAATTGTTTTTTAATAAACTTTGTTGCTGATTCGAGTGAATAAAATTTAATCATTTTTGGAAAAATTTCCATCTCCATAAAATTCCACCAAATAAAAAACTTTTTATACTGTGGAAAAAAACAGACTTCGCCTGATAAGTCTGATTGTTCTACTATTCGGTATTTCATTGATTTCTATTGATTGTTGGTACAGTATACTCTACATTATTCCAATGTCGAACTACACCAGCAATAATAAAACAGTTTGTAATAAGGTATGTGAAAAAAATTATAGATCTTACCACTGCAATTATGTCAGACTCACGATCACATTTTGATGCTTTTTCTCCTAATGCTTTTGCCCACCATCTCCAGGCATTCTTAGACTTTTTCTTTTTTTGCTGACTCATGTCCAAGTTCCCATGCAGTTTTTAGCCATTGCGTTAAAATTTCATTTTTTTTAAATGGGTCTGGACATTTGACATCCCCAAAAAATCTTTCAGATCTAGAAGAAAAATTTTCTGATTCATAAAACCAATCATCAAACTTAGTATAATCACTCATTTTCAATTTTCCTTGGTTTTGTTTTAGTAACAGTGTAGTATTTTTTATTTAACTTATATCTAGAAATATATTTGTCCAAATGCTCCTTACAAACAAAATAACAAACCTTCTCTTCTTTTCCATCTTTATGAACCAAAGTTAGAGGGAAAGTTTCATGAAATGGTAAGGTTTCAATTACAACTTCTTCTTTAGGTTTTTCTCTTTTAGCCTGCGGTTTTAGTTTGACTGGCTTTTTCTTTGTCATTTAAAACTGATTTGTAATAGCGATTGTAGGAAAGAAATCGATTCATACTAGGGACAACTCCCAAAGAATCGCAGCATCTAATATAAGATACAAACTCAAACCAAGGAGAGGTAGGATCTGTATCGCTCATAGTTTGTATTCAACCGATCCTTCATGTACAGATCCCTCATCATCCCAACCTTCTTGTTTCTTTTTAAGATACCATCGAGTTGATCGAATACAATCTTCTTCTGTAAGGCTAGTGATAACTCCGTTACCATCTTTATCTGTACTTTTCCAAGTTCCCCAACGAGCCTTCTCTACTTTGAAAGAATCATCAATCCAATTTACTTCATCAGAATTGTTTTGGTGTTCCATAATAAGCTTTATCCTCTCTGTATCGTGTAATAATTGCAGATGCAAATTCAACAAAATTATCCATATTAGTTTGAATTTGCATCTCACTGTCATCAAAATTGTTAGTGATGCTTTCAATCATATCTTCTGATGGAATCTGGGACATCAAAAGGGCAAGAACTGCAATAATATACGAAGCAATGCTGTGCGCAGTACTAACATCTCGCATAGCAAGAATAGTATCAAATGTACTAGGAATTCCTTCTTCTTCGTTGCCATCTTCATCGGCACCATAAGAAGCAATTGCACCCATACCACAAATCCAGATTAGTTCAAAACACATAAAGTTTTGAACATCAGGTGAAATTAAAATCAATTCTTCTTTGGTTGGAATTTTTCCTTTTTGTAGGGTGTCAATGATATGATCCGGAACATCTTCCAACTCAAGTTCTTCAGACAGACATTCATTGAGATCATGCCTTTCCATTAGACACTCAAGAAAATCATAAGTAAAATCTGTAATCTCTTCTCCTTCCTTTTTGATTTCGTTAATCCTGGATTGAAGAGACTTTAGGTCAATTGAATTTGATTCTGTGCTCATAGCATTCAAGTTTCAGATTCTACCTTACCAGATTTTTCTCCGCCTGTCAACTCCTTGTGTAGCTCTCGTGCCAGTTTTTCATATTTTCTTCTCATAATAAAATTTGTTATTGGATTTTGTGGGTGAAAACGAATCATCCAATATAACCTTTCTATTTTAATTGAGATCAACTTAAAAACTAAATTTATTCCATCGGAAACATTTTCGTCCACAACCATCATATAAACGATGATCCCAAATATGATTAATATAGTTGATTGGTATGTGATCATAATTATAATCTGGTTTGACCTTCAATCGTTGATCTAATATTACGAAGATAATCTAGGACAAGATTCTGGTAAATCAACAATTCTTTTTCACATTGTTGATTCTTTGCTTGGATTCTAATTTTACTATGTGGAGTTTTAAGATCTTCTATAAGAAGATCAATTGATTCTAGATTTTTATTTTGATGTTTCATTTTAGTTTATGCCTTCCATATTATCTAACATTTAGTCTCTTCGCATGGAATCATCATCATTTCTAAAGAAATTATAGAGATCATCAACAGTCATATTTGAGTCTAAATGTGTAGATGGATCAGGATTTCCTAAATCCATAATTTGCATAAATTCGTCTAAACTACCTTTTTCTCCTTCTCCTTGTACTGCTATTCTTCTTGCTTTTCTTATAATTTCAGCTGCAGATCTATTTGCTTTAGACCATTTTTCGGCAAAGATCATATCTTCTAAACTTACTTCGTCTCCCTTTTTGATGCAATCAGCAATTTTTTCCAAACGAAGTCTTACTTGAGTTGAGAGCATGTTATTCTCCTGTTAAAAGGTATTTATCTAGATTTTCTTTTGCTTTTGGGCTTGTTTGTATTTCCTACAAAAACTGTACCCACTCCTGCTGATGCTGCTCTATGTGCTTCAATAAATTTTTTTGCCTGTAATTCAGTATTAACAACTTCTAATTGCTGACCATTAAAGATTATGATTAGCTGCTTTTTACCGAATGGAACTGCAGCATAATAATCTTGTGTGATAAATCCTTCTTTCATAACATGTTTTTACGAGGTCGATATACTTTTAATTCTTGTCTTGACAATTGAGTTCTCCATTTTTCAATTTCATTTAGCTTTCCATCTGAATAAAATTGCTGCCTATAGAACCAGTCATAAAAATCACTATGTGCTTTAGATCGATTGCAAGATTCACATGCACAAACTACATTTGTGATATGATCTGTCCCACCTTTTGCTTGTGGTATGATATGATCTATTGTTAGATTTTCTTCAGATTCACAATAAGCACATTTATGTTCCCATTTTTCTTTAATTGATTTTCTCCACAATCTTCTTGCTTCTGATGGAGATGATGTTTCTAGGTTGTAAAGATAATCTTCTGATGAATTGTAAAGTTGCATTCTTTAAATGGGAACTTATAATATCTATAGTTTCTTTGATCGTAATATAGATGTAAATGAATTCTATATGATACGAAATATCTTGATCTCTTTCAAGAAATTTTTGAATTCTTTTTAGCACAAGCACTCCTCGCCCAAGCACGACTTAAACTATTTACATAAGAACAAGATTTTTGTTTTTTGCCACAATAGGGACACATTTCATTCGGTGGATCTGAAATATATCCCTCGGGAGTATACATCTTCTTCTTTTTTTGGTTCTCTAATTGTTTTCTTTTCCTATGATTCATACAATCACTGGTTCTTGCGATCCCTCTGGAAGTTTTTCAAAATGTTGATTTAATTGTTGAACTCGACCCACAGGAAGTCCCATCTGACCAGGAAGTTGTTTATCTGTAGTAGAACTTATGTCAATTACCTGATCCATAATAAAGCGATGGCGACTATAAGATCTATTATGTGGATTGAATGAAACCATCATAATTGCATCATTAATGTCTCCACAGTGAGCAATTATTCTTCCTGTTTTATTGTCTTTTACAGTCCAATATTCGTTCATGAGTTTCGGTATTTTTTTCATTATACCGCTCTTTTGGCTTTCTGTAAAGACCTGGCCATGTGTCTCTTATGATTTCAGCACATTTATCTGGAGTTTCAGAAGTAATCATTTCAATATCTTGATGGTATATAATCCATGTCTCCCATAATATCTTCTAGCATTACACCATATTCTTTAAATCTTTTGTCGCCAGCAATAAAACATCTCTGACGCATCCATACTGCATCGGCAAGAAGTTTAATCTGGTCTTCTGTGAGTGTTATGGTTTTCATTTTAATTTTGCGAATTTTCTATGTAGTTACTTGACAAAATACATACGACGACGATACTGCTCACCTGGGCAGTTTTCTAGATGCTCGATTTCTTCATCTGGTAGGAAGTTGACTCCACCAAGAAGTTTAGCACCAATAAAGATTTCTGCAGATTTTTCACACATTAGAGTCGCAGCAGCACAATCCTTTTGATAAGGTGATGCTGTGATAATACCATGATTCTCTAGAAGAATCAACTTAGGAAAGTATCCATAATGGTCTACAAACTCACCAACATACTTATCTACATTCTGTAATAAACGAGCACCAGGAGGAGCATAAGGGACAAGGCATGATATTACCCCATTCCTTACGATTTGGTCTGGGAACCAACGCTGCGTAGCAAAGTCATTGACCGCAGGAGAGCAGAGTATCTGTGTAGTTTTTGGCGGATGCGTATGAGCAATATAATTAATTTCTGCAAAGTGCTTCATAATCCATGCATGGAATAGCACTTCAATACTTGGTTTCTTTTGATTTGGATTTAGTTGTTGAGCATCAGTATTAACCAGAACTAAATCATCTTCTGATAGTGTATGAAGACTTGTGCCACTTGCTTTGATTAAGAAACTATCTTCTTTCCATCTTTCAGATACATTTCCTTCACCACAGATAGTATAGTCAGCAATTGTGTGTGCTAAGTCGAGAAGCATCGTTAAGTATTGTAAAAAATTATTTAGAAATTGTATTATACTCTTACCAATATATCATACCAAGTGTCATCAAAACAAAACAAAACACTGTGAACACTAACATACTTATTCCCATCCATATGACCCAGCTGGGAATATCTTCTTCCTTATGATCGTGAGTCATTTATTCAATAATGATAATGGTCTGTAAGTGAGATCAAAGTCATAAAAATTCCAAAGAAAATAAAGAATATTAGAATTCCTACCATAAAAAAAGGAGTCCGAAGAACTCCTCTTATTTATTTCTACCTAAACTTAATTACTTGATCTTTATGGCAAACATACCAATCAATTCCTTTACCATCACTATCGCCACTCATATCAATGTCTTCTCCATTATATCGAGCACCAGTGACGATACTGAATGTTTCGGCAACTTCTCGAACTTCAATTACAAGTTTAGTGGGATCAAACTCTTCATCGTCTGGTAATTCAAATGTTCCTTGGTAACCACCTTTCTCATATGAGTGGTAAAGAATCCACACCCCAGAAGTATATCCAAGTTCTTCTTCATGTTCAACAATAGCAGTTGTTCGTTCTGCAACATCTTCGTCATTCTCTAGAATTTCTTCTGCACTATAATAACAAAGAGATTCTACCTCGGAAATAAAGATTGGGTTCTCATCATCTTCTGTCTTGCAAACACCAACTGTCTGATCAGTATATGCGCCCCAACCAATACAACCATCAGTAATGGTGTCCCATGTGGGCAGATCGGATTCTTCGTCGCCCCATGCATCTGTTTTTTCTGATAGAACCTCATGATCAAAATCGATTTCACCTTCCTCATCAAATGTGAAATATTTGTCGATTTGCTCTTGAGTAAGTTCTTGTGCACCAATCTCTCCAAGGTAAGTACGAGACCAAGGATTCTCGCCACCGATCCAAATCGTGTATTCAGTCATAGGTAATAAAAAAAACCACCTACTGATTGTAGGTGGTCTTAAGGTTTTTGTCAAGATTTGGGGACAGAGACTTTTTTGGTCTCAGTTCAATGATGTAATATCTCAAAATTATTTACCATATTTGGATTTTCGGACTCCGCAATTACTTCCAATGACTCAAACGCATTATTATAAGTTCCTTTGCGATTAGTATCAAGATATTTAATTTTTAGTTTGCATGGAGCATGAGGGTAATCTTGGGATTTATCATAAATAAATCCCAAGATTTCAAATTCTCTTCCGTGTCTTTTTTGAATTGGATTGTCAATTCTACAAATGTCACCAATGTTAAAGTTAATCATATTTTATATAATAACGACTAAAATATTATATCACATCTTATCAATAGTGTCAATGGTCTGTGAGGATTGGGAGCATTTTATTGGTGCTTTTGTAGGTATTTAATCATTTCTTCTAAAAGATTTGCATTGTCTCCAACTTGACCCAGAACCATATTACAATTCCTACAAAGTAATTGCCTAACTTTACCTGTCTTATGGTCGTGGTCTACACACAATTTCTTCCATTTACCATCACCTTCACCTTTACAAATAGCACAAACGCCATTCTGTTTCTCATACATCTTAGTATGTTCATCAAGAGTAATACCATAAAGTCTTTTTAAGTCATTATTTTTTGTTCTTGCTGGATTTTCCTGATGTCTTGTTTTTACTCTTATTTTATCACATTCTTTACAAGATGAATGACGAACTCCAGTTCTTTTGTTGCGAACATAAAACTCCGTAGTGAGTTTTTCCTCACCACAAGTCATACAGGTTCTATAAAGGTCGGAGTATAATTTAGTCATTTCGTGCTTTCTTTCGTGCTTAATTATTTATAAAAAAAGGAACTCCGAAGAGTTCCCCTTTATTATATCAACCGATGGTTGGAGCAGTCAAGGCAACAGGAGTTGCTTCAACTGATGCAAGGTCAAGAGGGAAATTATGGGCATTCTTGTAAACCTCTTGAAATCTGGTATTACTACCAGGATTGGACTATATCATCACCATTTCTGGTGTCGGACGCTCGTGCCTGTTATTAAGGAAACTCTATTCCTCAGGTAGTCTCTGAACCTTTCCTAGATGTATCTAGGACTTGGCTGCTGATTGCCCACTTGGGGTTTCCAGCAATTCATCCGATTTAAAGAGCGCAATACCCAAATCTACGCTCATG